ATCTACGCCAGTTTTCTGGTCTTTTTTCTTATTGACCTTACGGACCTTTTTGATCTTTCTTGGGTCAATATATCTTAATTCAACTATGCCTTGTTTAGATTTGTTGACATCAACAATCTTTTGGTAAGGAATTCTACCATCAACATACCATCGTTTAAAAATGTCATGACCTTTAGAATTAAAATCTAAAAGTTTCAGAATAGTTTTAAACTCTTCGTCAATAACTTTTTTAATGTTAGCACTTAAGTTAGTCTTTTCTAAGTCTACCTTAACTACTTCTTCATCATCTTCTGCAGCCACTGCTTGATTAACAATGTCTTCAATTGCAGAATCGCAATCTGGATATAAAGCTACATCTCTGTAACGATTGATAAGATCGTTTTCATTTTTTGCCGAAGCATCAATATCATAATAGGTTCCATAAAAGCCAGCTGCATTAATACTAGTTGCGCCGTCATCATCTTGTGGAACGATAAAACTCTGAGCCCCTTTGGGCTCAGGTTTATCTTTGGTTATCTTGTAACCGAATAACGAAAGGTCAGCCATGATTTAATCTCTCAAATAAAAATAATTATATACCAAATGTAGTAGAACCAACATTCGTCACATTATTGATCACATTACCGATACTTAAAGCTGTATCGAATTGTGTTGTATAATGTTGATATTGGAACTCTACAGTGTATGTTTCAACAGTATCGTTATCACCGTAATTTAAAGTAATGTCTCCTAGATTAACTGGGAAAGCACTATGTAATGTATAAACTTTTAATGGATTGTTGTTACGATCCAATTGTGTTACTGTAATGTTAGCTTGGTAATCTCTAGGATTAGTTCTACCATTATTGTTTTGTAGATCGTTCATTCCTGCCATCCACTTCTCAAGACTATTTCTAATATTAAATGAAACATCATTCAATACTTGCATAGTCCATGGTGCAAAGACTCTTTCTCCAGCAAACTTAACTTCACGACCACGGTATGGAACGATTGTTGGATTAACAATACTACCTGGAAGTGCAGCTGCATTAACCAAGAAAGCTGCTTGTGCAGTAGCTGCCCCACCTAGTGTAACGTAGGTAGGGAAACTTATTGCAACAAAGAACTGGTTAGCACGAGCTCCGCCACCAATCAGCGCAGCTTTGAACTGATCAACGTTAAATATTGATCTTTCTGCCATTTTTTATTCTCCTTTTATCCCTTAAGCACCAATTTCTTCAAATGCAATACCTGAACGAGTTGCAACAAAGTTCAAGGTAATGTAGTTGATGCTCTTAGCTGGTTTAATGTAGATATCAGCTACAAATTCATTTCGATCGATCACTTCTGCAGTATTGTTTGTATCATCACAAACAACTCTAAAGTCAATAATACCACGACGGCCTTGTACGTCTCGTAAGAATGGATCTACTAAACTTACAAATTGACTTCTCGTGAATGCATCGTTGAACTCGAATAATTGGAACTTAGCAGCAGTTGCAATTGCTTTTTCAAGCACAATGAATAATCGACGTACGTTGATACGATCAAATGCGCTTGGTTTTTGTGTGATTGTTTTGTCACCAAATAAAACAGTGCCTAAACCAGGTTGTGTAATAACTGGGTTTACTTGGAATCTATACAAGTTGTCACGGTCTGTCTTTGTTGGTGTCCAGTTAAGTTTAACTACATTCTTAACTTGACCACGGCTGTAACCACCTGGTGAATACCAAGGATCAGCTACAAAGTCTGTTCTAACACAAAGACCTGCAATGTCGCCAGCTAATGGGATCCAACGATATACATCGTTGTAGCGGTCGTACTGATATTTCCAACCACTATCCATTACAGCGTATGAACTGTCTTTATTAAAGTATGTGTTTCTATCATTTACAACAGAAGCTGCTGTTGTAAGTGTTGCTGATGTTGGGCTAACAAACACAACGCAATCGCGTCTTACGTCAGCAACATTATCTACAACATATCTTGCTGTAGAGTTATCTGTATTAACACCAACTACTGGAATCAAACTTACATCATAGAGTTCAGCGTTAGCCAACTTAACATATTCAGTTTGGAATAAACCATCTGTTGGAGTTACATCTACGCCACCTGTTAAACTTCTAGATTGGACTTGGTTCATTACATTGAAACCAGTAGCACCAGTTGCTGGAGATACTGTACCCCATGCTAGATTGTTACCAGCAGATGAAGTAGTGTTAGCAGTGTGACTACCAAACCAAATCCATTGACTGTTTTGGTTGACATAGTTTCTATAGTAGTTTGATAAGCCGTCTGCTGAAACAGCATCAGAAGCTTTTGATAAACCTTGGAATTTCTCTAAAACTGTTCCTGCTGTACCTGTGATACCACCATCTTCATCAACAACAAATACGTGTAATTCATCGTAGATAGTTGTAGTTGAAGTAGCACCAGCTTTGTTTAATGCATAGCGTGATGTTGATGGACGTGATTCAACTTGATCCCAGAATTCCCATAAAGCTTGACCAGTTGAAGCAGCACTAGTTGAAGCAGCTGTTAGGTTAGAGAAAGTAACTGTTGTTGCTGATAGTGCAGCATCAGCTGTAGTTTGGAAACGATAAAGTGAACCAGATATTGTTACTTCAATCCATGAACCTTTTGGAACAGGACGTGCTAATGAAGCTACGCCAGCACCAGTAGTAGTAACAGAGCTAACAGTAATGTTAAATGCATATGAATTGTAATCACAAGCTGTAACTTTTAAATTGTTTCCTAGCGTACCAGGATATTTTGCAACATACTCTGTACTTGTTAGAGTTGGAGCTGTGTATCCTATGTCACCTTGGTAGTTATCTTCATTTTTAATTAAAGGTGCAGTACCACCGCCAGATGCATTACGTGCTGAGCCATCAGCAACGCGATTTACTTGAAGGTTATTACCGTAACTTAAGAAATTTGCAGCAGTCAACCAGTACTTGAAGTTTGTATCGTCTGGTTTGCCATAGGTGTCATATAAAGTTTTTTCACTGTCGATTGTAACGAATTGTTCGGCCGGACCCCAGTTAAAATTACCAACAAAAGCACCAGCTGTTGTTGATACCTGAGGGACAAACAAGCTTACGTCACGCTCCTGAACTAGCACATTGGGCGAAACTTGAAAAGCCATTTTATTCTCCTTATTTTAGATCATTCACAATGCAGAAATTGTTTTCTAATAACGATATTTATAGTTTTATTAATTTAGCCAATTTCCAGCATTTTTTTCGACTGACCATAAATCGCCATCATGAACGTATTGTGTAGGCTCAGAACCTGCTGATCCATCCTCAATAAACCCAAAAGGCGTTAATTCATCTTCTATTTGTCTAATTTGTGATTCATATATTGTTTCACGTAAATTTGCATCCGTCAGCTCTTTAAAATATGGGTTGGTAGTCAACCATCCAAAAAGAACCAAAGGCATAACTAGATCATCGTGATACCCTTCGTCCGCAGCATAGCTGCCACGTTTTTCAATAAAAGTACTGAATTCGCTTATAATATCACGATCAAATACTTGCATTCGTTGTGTTTCTATAAGAGTTTTTAACTGACTACATCCAACTCTCTTTACTAACTTATCTGTTCTAACACCATTATGTGAACCTGATCCACCAAAGCCACCAGATACTACTTGGCCATTTCTACCTCGTCCAACATAAAGAATGTTTTCATATTCAAGCTCATGGTGAAGAATGTCAGCTACTTGCTGACCATTATCATTAATCTCTACCATAGTCCAGGCGTTATTATAATTCTTAGCTACAGTATGGATTACTGTAGGAAATAACATTGGACTAATTTTATTGTTTCTATACTTTGCTACTACTTGATAAGGATTAGCAGATATGTCCACAATAACAAAAGAACTATAGTCACCCTCAACTCCTCTTGACGTATCAACGATACAAACATAGGAATGAGGTTTTTCAACTTGTTTACCTTCTTCATCTTTAGATCCCCTTACAGGCTCTTCTAAGACATCCAAATTATCTTTAGTGTAAATAAATTGTTTAGGACTTAGTCGTCCTAAAGTTTCAGCATCAAGTAATGTATAACTTGAACCTAAGAACGAACATAAAACCTCTTGTGCAAACTTAATGTCACCAAGAATTGCTTTTTGTTCAGAGGCCCATCTATCATCACGACCAGGAATTTCTGTATATGGGATAAACAAATTGACAAAGTCGTTTATGCCCTGTTCAGAATCGTTCCAGAATTTCCAAAAATGGTTGTATCCAAATGGAGTACTACTCATTAATACTTTAGTTGTTTCACCTGCCATAATCGTAGGATAAGTAGCAGTAAAGAAATCTTCAGCAACATTATTAGGAATGATTGCAGCTTCGTCAATGTATAACCAGTTTACAGACTTACCACGAATACCAGAGGCCGCGGTTGCTGCTGTGAATACCTTAGAACCATTTTCTAATTCTATGTCACCTTTGTTCCAGGTTCTAACACCTTGTTGCATCCACATAGGTAAGTTTTCGTACATACCTTGATATCTGTTTAATACTTCTCTGGCTGCAGCTGATTTATTAGCCAATATTGCTACAGTCTTTTGTTCTTGAAATAGTGTGTACCAAAGAATACATGCTGCAGAAGTAATCGTCTTACCTTGCTGACGACCTTCCATTAGAATAACTTTACGATTGTCAAGAATAGTTTTTACTTTTTTCTTTTGACAATCATACAACTTAAATGGCACAAGACCTTTATCTAGCGATACGATCTTACAATAGCTCTCTATAAAGTATATTGGATCATCCTTACACTTGAGAATCTCCTTGATTTGTTCAGGAGCATACTCAACGTTAAATCCAATTTGCTTTAGTCGACTATTACCATTGTAACTAGCTCTCGGTGTTTTGATTATCGCCATTTATAATTTTTTCATTCTCTTTGTTTAATAACTTAAGAAGATCATTAGTACTTCCTGTAAACACAATATTGTTTTGTGTACCAATTTGTTTAGGTTCTTCTTTCTTCACCGTTTCTAATTCTTTCTTTTGCTTTTGTAATTGCAAAAGATCTTTGGCTGTTTCAGCAACAGTCTTAATTAATTCTCCTGTCACCTCATATGCTCTTGGATTGTCACTTTGTCTTGCAATGTTAGAAATGTCTTCTACAGCAGATTGACCTTTCATAATCATCTGCTTTAAGGCAAGTCTAGCCTGATCAAAGTCATCATCGATCATTGTTTCATCTCTTTGAACCATAGATGGAAGGCTTGTAGGCTCAGTCCCAAACTTTTGGTCTAAGGATGTAAATATATTTTTATCTTGCAATTCGGAAGCCAGTCGTAGTAATTTGCAACAGTGTACTTGTTGCGAGTGCCTTGGCGCCTTCGTTTTGAACATTTTGCATTATGTAACGCACTCTCAATCCTGTACTTGTTGTAACTGCTAATAAACCTGCACCGCCGTAAACACCGTCTGGGATATAACATCCATCTGGAATCATTGGCAATTGAATATTATGGACGCTAGTAACTCCAGTTGTCATACTTCTAAAATATTCAAATGGTGGGAATAGTGCAGAAATAGAACTGTTTACTGTCCATGAATCCCCATACATGTAAACCATTGGCAATGTACTTGCAGCTGGTGTTAAATGTTTCACTGTTAAGTGAGCAGTGATACCAGGGATTGGAGGAACAGCTGTTAGAACAGCACTGTTATAGTCTTGTAGTGTAAATGTAGCACTTGATCCCACAATCTTAAGTGAGCTTGCTGTGCTAATTGTTAATGTATAACTTGTATCACCAGCGGCGTTAGGTTGTAGACCCCAATAGTATTCAAAGCCACCATGGTCAATACGTTTTACGTTAAATGGAACAATACCAGTTCCTGTTGCATTAGATCTTACTGGACCTAGACGTCTATTTACTTGCCAAACACCACCGTATCCTGCAGCTTGTAATTGAGCATCAACAGATGCAATGTCTCGGTTAGAACTGATTACCACATTTGAAGAACCAGGATAGAATTCGTTACCTACACCAGTTCCAAGACTTGATGTATAAATTAAACATCCAAGATAGTAGAGATAATACCAGGTGTTAGGAGAAATAGATCCGTCAATCACAGCTGGAGTTGTACCAGTTACTGTGTATTGAGGAGTCCATCCAGTTGTAAATGTTCTAATGATTGGGTTGTATGATGCAACAATTGCAATAGCAGTAGTTGGAGCAATACCAGCTACACCAGAAGTACTATATGACCAGTGAGCAGCAGCTCCTGTTACTAAAGTTACTTTGTTATCAATTGTGTTGTAGTTATAAATTAATCCTTCAATATGTTTAGGGTGGTAGATACCATCCACAGTAAATGTATTATCTAAAGCTAATGTTTGATTTGAATTTACATTAACTACACCGCGTTGTGCTCTAACTTGTGTAGAACTTTGTGTAAATTTAGAAAGATTAACTTGAACAAAGCCAGTATGCGCAATCGCATTTGATGAGTCTGAGCCTTGTCTAACTCCAGCTGTCATAGATGAAAAATCTAGAACAGGAGTTTGATATAATGTAACGCCAGTCGCTGTACTTGTTGTTGTTAAGATAGGAGTGTAGGTTGCATTATCTTCACCAGCAGCTTTAAAGACTTCTAAGCCTTGTGATCCGCGAACTACAACAGATGTAGTATAAACAGATATACTTGTAACACTAGCATTACCTAAATTAATATCTAAGCTACCACGAGTAGTTGATACTGAAGTGTTAGATCTAGTTCTTAAGAAGAACATGTTTCTACCTTCAAGTTGAGCTACTAATGTATTTGCAACACTACTTAAGTCATTATCAGCATTACCAGCAACACCTGAATTGTTGGTAATGAAAACAGCACTTTGACCAACAGATCCAACTGTTCTAATAGAGTTAGAGGAAGCTGGAACAAATGCTTGATCAGCAGATTTCCAAAATAATCCAGTACTAGTTGCAGGTGAAGAACCTACATCCACTTTAATGTTACTGGATGAGCTTCCACCGAGGTTTTCATAAATCTCGGTAAAGTTTTCATTAATTTTTCTACCACCAGCGTATAACGAATCTCCATCGTTATTATTTGGGGTTCCTAAATTTATTGGCTGAAATGACATTTCATTCTATCCTAATTAAAATTTGTATCGTCAAAGGTTTCTATGAACCTAAAGTCTCCTGTTGGAGTAGCATTACTTGGATCTGTACTTACTGTATATCTATTTATGCGAGATTCAAGATCCTCATCTTTAAATACATTAACAATTGCATTTCTGATAATTTCTTGATTTTCTACAGCACCATAATAGTAAAGTTTTACTGTAAACGTGTATGTCCATATAATCATTCTGTGATCAGCAACATTGCCTTCATATTGATCATCGTATGTCACAGAATTAAGAATGATAGGCATATCATGTTTAATGTTTAATTCTGGGATATAATTTACAGTAACATTAAAGTCTGGATTGAATGCTGGAGCTATTTGTAAACCATCTTCTTGGTTTTTAACATATGCATAGAGATTGATAGTTAAGTTATATGGAACAGGACCATATATTCTCTTACTTTGAGTTTCACTTATGACTGTAGATATTTGATTATTAACATTTATTTTTCTAGCACCATCATATTCAAATGCAACAATCTCAAAACTCATACGAGGTAAAGTAACTTCTACTTGAGCGTATTCAGGATTAGGTAATCTTTGAATACGAGTTAGCATCTTATTCTTTGGTGCATAAGATAACGGTATACGTAATGTATCAACGATGGCATTAGAAGAATTCTTATGTCTAACAACCATGTTATTAAACATAACACCAAAAGCTACAATAGCTTTTCTGGTAATTCCGTGATAAAAGGTTTTATTATCAAACATTATTTCTTATAACCTCACCAAATGGATTGATCTCTGTAAAGTCTATGATATCGAGAGCGTCTAAATCAAAGTCTCTATTATCACTTAATGGATCTTGTGTAGTGATAGTCCAACCTTCCCAAAGTAGGAAGCCTGAATCTTCTACATTGTAACTTGAATCTTCTAAGATAATACGATCTCCAGCCTCTGTTAGAAGTTGGAAATTACTTATTGTCATAGACTTATCTGTCTCTAATTTATCAATCTCAGCAACACCAGTATTAATTTCTTCAGAATTGTATTGCCAGAGTTCACATTGAAGTTTGTAGACATGTAACTTACCTAATTGATAAAATGGATTATGTGTATCTACCAATTTTATTTCAAAGTATGATTTAGTAAGAGGCATGTAAAGTAGATCACCCTCAGATGGTCTATTTGGTAATTGTAGATAGTTAGAACGTCCAGCTCCAACTACATCATCCCAACGACTTCTTGCCATAACAAAGGATGCTGTATCTCTAATTTCAATTCCAAACTTAGACATAAGTTCACCATCACCACCAAAGCCATCTACATTTTCTAAGTATGCTTCAATAGGGATTGCATTGTCGTAAGTAGCCAACACATCATCATTAAATAATGTGTCTGTATTAACTTGAGTTTTTGGAAGATAGTAAAGATCAAATCCATAGATCTTAATGGATTCAATAATGAGGTCTTCAATCAGCCTTTGTTCTGATGTGCGACCGCCTGGTACTCCTGAATTGAAATAAAAGTTGGTGGCCATAATTAGCCCACCATGAAGTTAGGAGGCTCTACGTATGACGATTGTGCTTCGTTTTCTAAAGTGCTAATCTCAGCAACAGCTTCATTGTAAATTTGTTCACCGTTAAGAGTGACTCCACCTGGCATTTGAATACCAGCAAACTTCTTCAAGTTATTACCCCATTGTTTTTTAATTAAAGCAGTACAGTATCTCTTTAAGAAGCGATCATTGTATACATCTGTCCAAGTATTTGGATCTAATATTTTATAAGCTTCCAAAATAACATATTCACCAACAGAAACATCAGTAGCCCAACTCATGTCGAGATAG